CACGTTGCCACACAACGCCTTTGTATCTCTTCCATTGGGTCTTCACCATTGAAATACAGCACCTTCAGCCTTTCCGTAGGCTCTACACCCAAAAGATTGCGCCCCGTTGCCATCGCTATCATTTCTGTAAGACACAAGGTAGATTTACCCACACCCCCTGTAGCGATAGTAATACTAGCGAAATTCCGTATGTAATGATTGTCATAGAGGAACCTACGTGGAGGAATAGTCATTGCGTCTACGACAGACCACGATTGAAACGGCACTGTACTCTCTGGCTTACACTTAATGGAAGGAGCATCCTTTACGAGCTTATCGAACTCTTCCTTAGACCCTAGCCACCCAAAGTAATCGCTTACATCTTCCTTCTGATTACCCAAAGGCAAATGCACAACCTTAAGCGTGTTACATACACTCTTGAGCTGCTCTACAACCTTTTCTGCGTGTTTACGCCCCTCATCATCATTATCAGGCACAATGACACAATCTCTACCAAAGAAGTGGCTATTAATCTCTGGCTTCCAGTTACTAGCCCCAAAGCAATTCGTTGTAGCCACATAGCCCATTTTCGCTAGTGTATTTGCGTCTTTTTCCCCTTCGACAATATATATGACCTCATCACGCCTATCATATATATCCTTCAGCCTATAAGGTACTTGCACAACCCCCTGTAAGTTCCACACATAGCCAGTGCCATTCATACGTCTTGGTCTAAAGGTCTTAGGCTCAAAACGTACTACCTCATAGAGCGTCTTTCCATCCTTATCGGTATAGGGATATATATCCTTAATATTATCTCTGTTCTTTGGCTCTTCATATTTCTTCAAGTAATCCACATGGTCACTGACATATCTCTTTACCAGGTCAATCGTTCCCCCACCTTCATTATCCTCATGGCTGAAGAACGTACCCTTTTCCAAATCCACAGACATTGAGCCATACGTACCAAAGCGTAGCTCCTTATCTGTCGATAGCTTCTTGTTAGGCTCTCCTAATAAATCCAATGCTATTTCTTTGATATGGTCTTGAATCAAAACAACATCCCCTGTCTATAAATAGCGTAACTACTGTCGTATCTATCTGATTTGCCTTGAGGGTAGGGGTGTATTTTGTATTTAAGGCTTCGTAATATCTTCTTACGCTCTGTTTTACTTGCACTAACAAAGACATATCTGTGTTTACGTGGTCTTTCCACAACTTCAAAAGAGTTATCCCTAACCCTATCTTCTAATGAATACTGCTCACATATAGTTTTACTATGAGCATTACTTCCCTTTAGTCTCCATTCGGTTCTTTTATCTGATAAGCCTGTATAAATAAAATTAGTAGCTTTGTATATTGTGCCTACATGACCCATTGATGTATCTGCATACGACACAATAATCATAGGCTTTGGTAATTGCTTCATACTATTTCCAACTAAAAATGACGCTTCATTTTTTTCGTTGTTAAGAAGACACAATCTATTTAATTCAAAAACAATCTCTGAGTATTCCTTGCCACACACTCCATCACAAAGGGTAGGGGAAGGGGGCTTTCCGTAGGTAATAACACCACAAATTTCATTGTTCTTAATAAGACCAAACGCAAAACTAATACTTGGTATACGTTTGGCATAATGCTTTTTTTTCAGCCATGCATGAGTTTCGTATCCTGATATCGGTATTACTTTCATGGTAAGTCCCAATAAAACGACTGCACACTACGACAATTCTTCTTTGTCGATATTGGGTCTCGTACCTGATTAATAGCCTCTGCCAAAGCCACACACTCTGCATGATTATCAAACACCAAGCGATGCACTTCGACATCAACCTTTTCGATATCGGTAATTGTAATGAGATACATTGTGTATGTTACTATCTTGAGCATAAAAAAGAGGGGGCTGTTACGCCCCCTTAGTTGGAGGCAGTTTACATTGGGATTTCATCGTCTAAATCGTCATAGACTTTAGAATTGGACTCTTTAAATGGGTCTTCTTCTTCCTTCACTGGTGGCTTATCGGTCATCTCACGCCATGCCTTAACCTCAAATTCTGGAATACGAGTAGTGCCTTGCCCTATCTTTTCCATTCTTGCGCCTTTGTATTTAAGATGTACGGCTTTGCCCTCATTGTCTTTCCACTGAAGACCAACGACATTCCACAACTCAGACAACCCCATCATCACACCAACGCCATTGGCTGACCACTCACGCCATCCCTTATCCTTGATCTTTAGCATTACTGAAAACCCACGCTTATGATCTGGGGAAGGGGGAGGGGATTTCTTGCCTAGCTTCTCATCCCAACTCCATTCTGGAGCTTGTCCTTCAGTTATCTTGCCCCATCCTGTTTTCAAAGTGCTTGGGTCTAATAATACATCCCCTAGCTGCACCTCATCGCCATCAGCTATCCACGCATTAACACTTGGCTTGAAGCGTATATACTCACTGCTACCCTCACTCATTAATCCTAAATCAATGACTTCATTCATCATTATCTCCTTCTTTCACTATTTCTGTTTCTTTTGTTTTGAAGCCCAACATCCAGCCCATATCTTTTGCGAACTGCACCATGACTTCTTCAGGGATGACATACAGTCGTTTTTTGGCATCAGCACGACAGATAAGCATTTGCGTACCTTCATCTTGCTCAAGCCACTTGTATAAAGACGCAAATCCACTTGCGTTCTTACGCCTCTTAACTTCGACCGTAAGTCCATTCAACCGAATATCTCCGGCTAAATCTTTTCCGTAATGCTTAAATGCACCACTGGCTAATATTCTTTTGCATGGCACTCCTAGTCCTTGCCATAGCTTGACTACCTCTCGCTCGACCTCATAGCCACGCCTCTTATTCGTCACCATAATAAATACTCCGTGCGTTGGTTACGGTTTCAGAAAGGTTCTCTTCTCTAATCTTTTGCTTGAGCCTTTCTTGTATTCTGGCGTTCAATCCTTCTCTGAGAACTTCATCTGCCACTTGCGACATAGATGTATATGCCCCAGCCTGTGCCTCTTCCTTCAACATCTTTCGTGTCTCTGGACTCAATAATAATATTTGCTGTTCAACTTCACTCATACCATCACCTATATAATTTTTATATAATATATATATATGGTACTTGAAAAAGGTTTATAGATGTATATGATAGGTTAATAGAAGTAACATTTACGTTAAAAGGAGAAGGAAATGACTAAAAAAGTAAAAGATGCAGAATTAGAGATTGAAGATAAAATTTCATTATCAATAGATGATTTTGAAGATGTTGATTTTTGGAAAACTCTATTGAAGAGACTTGATGTACCTAATGACTCAGAGGAGATATTTTTCAAAGCTCAAGACGTAACGTATTCTAACTAGGGTCACTACAATGACACTTGCCATAGGATACAAACGTATCCGTTATGGCTCTAATGAAGGGGCAATGCTTGACGAGGAGATCGTGGAGTTTTGCAAGACCCTTGGGTTAGAGCTACTAGAAATATTTACAGACACGTTTCGCAGTCCTGTAACTGATAAAACCATCTCTGGACTCAAAGAAGCGATACAAGCCGTATTCGTAAATAAGGATTGCGTCTTGGTAACATCAACGCTTCTGGAGATGGAAGAAAACCTTCCTTGTGTGGAGTACATCATAAAGACCAAAGTACCAATGCGCTCCACCAACGACCCTGACATGGATGTTGTGTCAATTAGGGGATTTATTCACAGAGCAGAGAAAATGATTATTCATAGACGCGAAAAACACGCTCAACGAATAAAGAAGGGGCATGAGTACGCTAGACGCTACGGCAAGAAGTTTGGCAGCAAGAAGATACTTGAGGCTGTGAAGAAAGCCTCTGAGGTCAAACGTGACTCTGGTGATGCGTTCAGACGCAAGATAATGCCTCACATCAATGCGATAATCGCAGAGAACGACCCACCAGTTACCCTGGCAATGATTAAGAGGGGATTGGAAAAGAGAAACATTGTGACACGTACAGGAAGCAGAACGTGGCACGTAACAACCATTAGAAATTATCTTAGAAAGGAGAGGGGAGATGAATAAGCAATTTGATATACAACCATGTAACCAAAATATTGAGTGCGTTCGTGATTATCTATTTACCGAAATCAAAAAAGTCATAGCCGATAGAGAGGTTGAGGTTTTTGCAATACAAAATGAATATGCAAAGTCTGACGAGTATGGAGAGTTCATTGATTGGATAAATGGTAGTCGTTATGCACGAGTGTTCAGTCGTGTTGTGATAGGGAGTACACTTAGGAATGAGTGGGCAACGATTTCGGTAGTGATTAAGAAGTTAGGTTGTGACGATAAAACGGCTCGTAATCTGTACCAAAAGTTTATGGATTACAAAATGATTGAGAGAGACCCGCATAGCTCAAGTCTAAAGTTTAAAGCTACTTCAAAGGCTATGGACTTATTTGATACCTATTGTGAGGAGCTTTACTGCAAGCAAGGAGATTACATTTTAAATCATCTCTTAGACCTAGCGCAGTACATCAAAATACTCAAAAAGCATGGTACTCAGTACCAAGTAGAAAGGGAGTGACTACCAATTGATTTATCTTTTATTACACATTTATAATACAAGGAGTAACGCTTGATATGGATGATGAATTGAAACATGAGATTAAATATCACGAAAGGCGATTGAGTCCAAAGTCGATGCAAGAGCGTGTTCGACAAGAACGCTATTATCGAAAGACAGTAGGATTGGAAACATACTCTTCACGTATTTCTGTTCCTTGCTGTCACCCAAACCATTTCAATAATGCTTTGGAATGTTTTAGGAATTTATTAGCACGACTTGAGGAGATTGAGATTGAACGGCAGCAACCCAAAACGTCTGACGTTAGTACCTTATATACTATGAAACAGGCATTGACCGATTGTAGCCAGAAGCTCAAAGAGATGGCTGATTATTCTCTAAAGTATCCTAAAGCTCCGTATGTCGACTTTCGGAATACGAGATAGGGGTCAATGGTTTAAGTGATGTGTCTTGTAAATGAACACATTTAGTAAATGCAAATGATTGAATTTATTGCATAATAATATTGAGCAGAAGTAACGAGTAAGAAAGTAGGAGTTGAGATAGTTGGTATAAATGATTGATTATCTTGGGTAATATTAATGACGGCTGTGTAATTGGGTAAAGTCTATTTAGCGCATAATATATAGTATATTAAGACCAACGCCAGACTAGACAGACTAACCTGACTACTCAGCCTAACTAAAGAGGTTAGGTTATGTTAGTAGATTTTTGTAAGCTAGTATTTATATTTATAGGTCTTGTTATTTTAGCGTATCTTCCTGTAATCCATGCGAGTACTTCATCATGGTAGGGAAAATCACAGATAATAAATTTTTGTCAGGGTCTGTCACACCAGCATTGATGGATGACAGCCCTTACACAACCCCAAACACACTTTTGACCAATATCTTAGGCGCAAGAGGTATCGCACCTTTCAAAGTCCAAGAAGTAGAGCAAAACGAGGCTATGGAGTGGGGGGATATACATGAGCCAAATATCATTAAGAAAACGGCTGATAGACTAGGCATCGACAACTATACAGATAAAGTGCGAGTGCCATATCACTATCATCACGATGGTCAGAAGCTCTTCTCTGTGTCTCTTGATGGCATCCTTCATGTACCCAGTAAAAAGACTATCACCATAGACGATAGATCAACCTTTGCGCCAAAAGGTATAAATATTGATTTTGATATTGAAGGAGATGGAAACCTTGAAGTCAAAACGACAAAGACCTACTTTCGTGACGTACCACAACCCTATCTAGGAGTGTGGCAGCTACAGGCTGGTCTAATGGCTACAGGAAGAAAATGGGGCATTATAGCTATCTTGTATAGTGGCTCTCAGTTGTGTCTGTATTTCTACAAAGAAGACGCAAAAATGCAAAAAGCTATCATTGAGAAATGCCAAGACTTTTACCAGAGAGTTGAAGCTATAGAGAAAGGGGGAGAGATAGGAGATTATATGTATCCATCGAAAGACCCTAACGACTTAGCTATGGTCTTTGATAGCCATGATAGTGATGCGCCTATAGTTGATCTTGCGAATGTTGGTAATGAGATACTTGAGATACATCAGCTAAAAAGCATGATTAAGACCTCTCAGGAACGCATAAAAGAACTTGAGGCTACTGTTATGAAGGAAATGGGTAATAGTGAGGAAGGGGAGTTATACAACAATCTTGGAGAAACATCGCACAAGATTAAATGGATAACCAGGCACTATAAAGCGCAACGACCCACAATGACAAAAGCCAAGCCGGAGCGTTATGAACGAGCCAAGTCTTTAACGATAAAGGAGATGTTGTAATGGTACAGTTTGCTAATGAGTCTCAGAAGAAAGTGTACTTGTTTATTGAAGAGCATATCAATAAGCACCTCTTCTCACCGAAATATAAAGATGTAGCAGAAGCCACAGGACTATCGGTAATGCAAGTCGGTAGAGTTGTAAATCAACTCATTCATAGAAATATGCTGCAACGCATAAGCGCAAAGCAAGGCTTAGTGTTGCCTAATTCAACTCAAAGTGAGGTATCAAAATGACTAACGAGTGGACTCCAAAACAAGAAAACGAGTGGACTCCCAAGATAGAGAAAGACATTCCTATCTGGGATGTAAACAAAAAATGGGCTGAATCTAAATATAATTTCTTACACGATATGGACATAGGAGATAGCGTTCATCTTGTCAACGATACGCAGCTTGCTCACGTTCTTAACACGTTAGCTAGATGGAGAAGACTAAACACTAATGGAATGAAGAACAAAAGATTCTCCTATAGAACATTGAAAGACAAATCGTATAGATTATGGAGAGTGCCAAAGTTATTAGAGTTAGGGAAAAAGAGACAAACTTAATGAATCTAAGTCACTTGAAAGTGAGGTGCATCAATAAAGGGAAATCTGCCCTGTGACCTTCGGAGATCAATGTATTGTGTCATCATTGCTTCGGAGGTCATTTCTTGCTCACGCAAACTGTTGATATGCCATGCAGCCCCCCAACATAAATCAACCTCTGTCTCTTTACTTGCCTCTTTCATAGCATCAGCTATCTCGTCATAGAGATTTAATTCCCATGAGGCACGACCATCAATATACGCCATAAGGTCTACAGCTTTGCCCTCCAGGTGCTTACTCTTCATAGTCTTACTTGCGCCTTTGGCAACAAGAGCTTCTTGTTCTTTTAAATTTCTCATCCCACAGATAACGCCAAAGTCAATCTTGGTCTTCTGTATCGCTAGTTTGACTGTCTCCTGTAGAGCTTCGTCTACTCCTTCGAGCTTTTGTAAGCTCCTCTGACTTAGTTTGAACATCTTCTTCCTCTTTCTTTTGAATATAATTTACCCACTCTAAATTCATGTCTGAGGCATAAAGACAGTAGGTGCATATAGCCTGACCATCTTCCAAAACATGACCGCAAATGTCACAAGTCAATTAGGGTTTTGTCTTCCGCATATTGATGAATTTAGCTGCAGAGCGTGTAGCAAAGGTTGCCGATATAATTATGCCTAAAGAGTATTGATACCACTCCGGCATCTCAGCCAATGCCTGAAATCCAGCCGTTGTAATGCTACGCCCCCATTCGCCACAAAATGAGAGTATCATTGGAATCGAGAATATTATGACAAGATATTCGTCCTTCCATGAGTTTTGACTTGCTCTCATAGCAGCCAAATCCCAATCAATCTCTCCTGTAGCCTCCTTCATTTTTATCTGGGCGTTAGCCTTTTGGATGGCTGTCTTACCCTCTAAATAACTAGACGCAAGACCACCTAATGAAGAGATAATCTGTCCTATCATTTACTTCTTTTTTTCTTCTTCTTTGTTGTCTTTTTCTTTGGCGGTCTACCTTTAGTAGAGCCATAGCTTCCTGTTCCCATTGGCATGATAGTTCTCCTTTATGTTTTCTTCTTTTTCAATAAATCAGCATCTGCTTTTCTTGCGCCACCCTTGCCACTGACGAAAGAGTTGACTCTTGCTCTTGCCCAGGCGGTCATAGATACGTTTTTACTGCCGGAGCTAAGATACGCCCCTTTGCCCCTCTGTAAGACCTTCTTTAACTGTCCGTAAGTAAAACGGCTGTTCTTTGCTTTGTTTCTTAGAAACGCCTCGTCAGACTGACTAACCTTTCCGCTTCCTTTTCCTTTTGGCTTGTTTGGCACGACTTTCACTCACTTTCTTAATGTTGATGTATTCGCCTCGTCTATACTTCTCTCTCGTATCAAGTATTTCCTTCTCTTTTGCCTTTTTGTTTTTTGCGCCTGTAAGGTACTTTTTAGGTACACCCTTTTTGGTTTTGGCTACTTTGGCAAACTTACGGCTCATTTCTTTTTCTTTTTCTTAAGTTTCTTAAAATCAGCAGCCGTAATCTTTTTACGTGGTGGTGCTACTCTTGCTAGTTTCTTTTGCTTTGGTGAATATTTGGAAAAGGGCATTATCTCCCCACTGCTTTTTGTGATGCTTTATGCGCTTCTGTGAACGACTTACCTTTTTTCATACGCTTCAACATATCGCGTAGGTGTTTAGCTGTATGATGCTCTGAGTGCCTTTTCATGGTCTCCTGTTGCCTCTTAGTGAGGGCTGATAGGTCTACACCTTTGACTTTCATTGCTTGTTCTCCCCATTCTTTTTAAACGCATTAGACGCAATAAATGCCCCTATGATACCCATGTTGGATATCACCCAAGTCGAGGCTATGCTTGAGAGCATATCGAGCCTGTCTAACGGCACGATAGGCAACATAAGTATTATAATAAACGCTGTGACGCTGATAGCCGAAAACCAAACCATATATCGCTGTTGGTCTTCTTTCTTATCTTGGTTCTCAAGACGTATCATCCTTTCTCGTAAGGCAATCTCGTTGTCCGTTATGATATTGTCACCATTCGTATCAGCCTTTTCCCAGACCGACCCTTTCTGTAATCTTTTCTGTGTCATTTCTTAAAACTCTCATTCAATGAATCCACAACGCTGTCAATGTTGGGTTCTTTGCCATTAGGCTCATATTTACACTGAAACTCCATAGGGCACTGCCCCTCAACCACTAGCGTATAGGTATTATTTGCGCCTCGATATAAACAGACCTCTTGTCCGTTCTTTGCCTTTTTACGTTTGTATCTTCGGCACGTAATATACTTTGGGTCTTCGCGCATACCCTTACGTATCTCTTGCTCCCATGTCCAGTCAGAGAACTTCTTGAGAAAGCACGTAAAGCAGTTCTTGATATTATCGCTCTGTGCTAGTTGTATTACAACGCCATCAGTACAGACCCACTCAAAGGTCTTTTGACCACCTTCTTTACGCACACATTTATCTCTTGTGTGATACCCAGCCTCACCACTGCACAAAGAAGAAGGCAATAACAGCCATAGTAGCAACGATAGACCCAAGTAAAATCCATACGAATAATTTAAGGTCATTCATCAATTCAGCACGTTGGGCTGCCTTTTGCTTTGCTAGTTTTATCTGTGCTTCTTTGTATTCTTTG